GATTGGGTTCTTGTTGTTATCTACTAAGCGAACAGGTTCAGCAGGTGTTCCATCAGCTTTCTTAGCTTTCTTCTTGAGGTTAATGGAGATTCTTCCATCAGTAGTTGGTTTAATCTTACCATACTGAGCAAACTCTTTCTCTCTTGACTTATCACCTACAATCTGTAATTCCCATTGCTCTGTTCCGAATGGAGCTACAGGAGTAGATAACTTAGCCCATCTTAATTCTACATTCTTGATGATTACGTTTGACTTCTCTGTAGTTGCAGTAACAGCAGTAGGTTTCTTAGCAATAGTTGCCATGATTTAATTCCTTTATGTTTAGTTGGTTTATATAACTTTTTTTGACTATCATCAAAGATGATTTATTTCATACTACATTAAAAACTCTCATCTAGATTCTTATCAAGAACTTCCTTGATAGTATCTATCTTTTCTTTGGTATCTTCAGTAACCGAAGACATATTTAACTTCTGTAATTCTACTTCTAACTCTTCATCTGTAAGATCACTAAAGGTTTTATTGATATTGGTTTGATCTATTCTTTGTAGCTTAGGCTACTGATATTCAGCTATCTTATTATCTAAATCTGCAGCCATGATATAATCATTCTCTTCAAGAGCTTTAATCATTCCTAGATTCAATATACCTAGAGCATCTAGCCGAGGTAATTCATCTAGTATAGCTTGGATATTCTTAGCTTCTAGCTTGAACTTCTCTCTCATTTCCTTGTTGATTCTCTTAGCTTCAGTAGACTTCTTCTGATTCTCTCTTGCTATCTCTGGAGTAATTAACTTGAGATTAGACAGAGACTTAGGATTGTATGGCATAGGATATTCCTTCATGTATTCTCGAAAGAGTATCTGTTAAGAAGATCTCTAAGTAACTCTCTCTATTATTTCTCTTTATTATATATCTTTAATAATATATAAAGATATCTACCCCTAAGGGAAGATACTCCCTTAGAGCAGAGCTAAATCACGAGATTTTGAACGGATCTATAGTAGTTCTCTGTTTTTTACTTCACTACTGTGAAGGAAGAGTTCTGTTCTTAGTTCTACTACAAAGGCTTCTAGTTCTTGCGTATCACTGGCTCCCCAGTCTGGGTCTGGATGATACAGTTGGTTGATTAGGATATCAACTTCTCTTTGGGATTCTAGAGTGATTGTTATGGGAGTGAATTCAAGAGTGGTTACTTTCATGGTAGATTCCTTTGGATTAGTAATATAGTGGCTTTCTTATCACGAACTTCTATACTTGCTTCATCGAGATGAACAGTGAAGTGATGATCAAGAGTAGGACTGTGGTAGAGCTTACTGGTGAGCCATTGAGGGAAGTTTTCACAGAGATAATCGAATAGAGTTATTCGGGAATCGAAGGAGAGTTCATGCTGGTGTGTAATTTTAGTGCTCATTTGGGTGTTCCTTGTGGGATTTTGTGGGAAAAAGTGGAGTTAAGTGGGAGTCTTGGGGATCAAAATACAACAACAACAAAAAAACTCCCCAAAACTCCACCTCCTGTGAGAATCACTGCCAGAATTACATCAATGATACCACAAAGATTGGTCTTCAGGTAGAATTCTATCATCCTGTAGACTTCTTGCGAGTATCAATAGCTCTCCTGACGAGATACTAGGAGAAAAACTACAATAAACCTCAGGTTCTACCTCAATTATCTTACTAATTGACTTAATTCCTAGTAGTTCTGTCAGTAATTCTAGTGATTCTTTGTCCTCACTGGAGTAAACTAGGGTAGTTTCACCAGTACTCATCTCAAATAAGTGTATACTTATCTTATTTTCAAGAGCTTTATGGGTAAATAGGATACTTCTCCATAATACTGGTGTTACTCTTGTCACATCTAGCCCTGCTGTGATGGTATATAGTGGTTTTTCCTCTTTCATGGGTTAATATCTCCATATCCGTCATGTTCTACCTTGATTGTTTGGGTGTATTCTATGATATCACCCTCTATACAGCCCTCTATAGCAGCAAATATCAAGGAATCTGGGTTGTTTGCTATCAAATACCCATATTCTGTGTTATCTCCTGTGTCATATTGCTGTATTCCTTGCTCTGCTAGTGCTTCTAGGAACTCATTCTCGGTTAAACCAAAGTCTCTTGGGTGAACCTTCGCTAATAACATGAACATACTACCTCCTTTTTGTGGTTAAATAACAGACTAACTTCTTTAGTAGACTTCTTTGCTTATTCTCACTGGATTTCTCAGGAGAACTGAGTATTCTCCTGATTCCGTGAGTCAAATAGCAATATTGACTCATATAACCTCCTTAGTTAAACTACTTCATTGATTTCACTGAACCACTCGTTAGGAGACCATCCTCCTGTAGCTCCAAAGCATACATTCTTGTCTATTAATGTCTTAGCCTTAGCATAGACAATACGAGCAAGAGTAGCATCCCTTGAGATCTTCATTCTTCGTATAGTATTATTATCATCAATCGTGTAAACATACTCACGAGTGCTGTTAACGTATACTGCACGTAGGATAGTGTCATCCGACCACTGAAAACCATTTACATCTGCGAGTGAAGCTGAGAAAGACTGTGTTAATGTGCTCATGTTATTACTCCTTTTAGTTGACTGATTAAATTGACTCATAATAGTTATCCTGCGTACGATGCCACGCATATAACCCTGCTACTTCTCCCATTAAATCCTCATAGTTACTGAGAATCCAATTGGGTTTCTTGCCCCACGCCTGCTCAAAGAGAGCTTCATACTCTTCTCTTAACTCTGCTATGTCCATATCATTTCTCCTTTACTCTATAGACTAACTGCACTGAACCATCATACTCTTGAGCACATTTACTTGCCATGTGATAAGAATAGAATGAACTAACTACAACACCACTTTCTTTGTCGATTACATAATACATTATACTACCTCCTTTTGGTTGAATAAAGCGTGCATATTACTTAATACTTGTTTGTTTTTAAGTCTTATTTCTTGTTCCTTAGCATACTTAATCCATGGGTCAATATCTGACCTAATAGTTTGCTCTATCCATTCAGGTGGCATATGAGCTGCCTTATTTTGATAGTTATGCTTGTAAGCCTCTAACATACATACTAATAGATTCCAATCACTTGAATTATTCATTACTCATCTCCTAAAAAGAATAAAGACACAATAGCTCCAGTAGCACATACTAACATGAACAATGCTAGTAGTCCTCCTTCACCTTCCCATACATTAATTATTGCAAAGCACCATACAACTGTGAATGTTATTGCGGACAATAACGAGGTGGTTCTATCAAACATTTAATTCTCCTTGTTAAAGACAAACTGGTCATCATCAGTGATGGCAATACCATCATACAGGCAACTACTAAGCCTGTTTCGACCTCTTACCCCTGCTTCATTCTCTTTGCTGTCTCTAGTATAGACATAACACAGAGGATTGACATCTGGCTTTGCTTGGCAATCAGGTCCAGACCACCATCATCCGAACATGTGAAGTGCTCTACAATCAGCTCAACCACACTGTGAGGCACTGTCGGGACTAGAGTCAAAAAGACCTGACCTGACCCATACTGGCAGACACCAATCTTAATGGTGTAGTCCTCGGCTACCACCTGCTGGAGTGCTCCAAGCAAGTTAACCAGTTCAGCACTACCGTTCTGGTAGGTGCAGAAGCTTACTGTCATCTCAGCTGACATTGCTGTTGTGTTGGCTAGTGCCATGGTTTTCTCCTTGCCCCAGAAACCCCTGAGGAACGGGTTGACAACTGCTGGTCATCATCAGTACACGCACAACGTGTATACAGGCACGAAGCCTGTTTCGACCTTTTACGCAAGACACTCAAGGTCCTCTTGAGTAACAAAGGAAACTACACCAACAGAATCAAACCAGCCATCCCAACCAGCACGACCAGCAAACTGAACAAATTCCCCATCGTCCCGACAAGCAACCAACTCACGCCAGAGAGAACGAGAGGCAGCAAGAGGAATGCCAGCACGAGCACCAACACGATGGCGAAGAACAGTGCCACCAACAAGAACAACAGTAATCAAGCCACCCGCATAAGACACAGAATGGATAACACCAGAAGAACCAAGAACAAGACGACCAGCCATGACAACCTCCCAAGAAAGGAACCCACCCCGACACCCAAGCGGCACAGACAGCAGGCACAACCCACAACAAGACTACAAAGAAGCAAGAACAACAACCGCAACACCAGAAGCAAGAAAGCCACCAAAGAAGAAGGCAACAGGAGAAACAAAGAAGACACCAGCAACAAGCACAGCAACACCAAAGAAGAACAGGAACTCCCAAGAAGAAAGAAGAGCAAACACGAGACACCTCCAGAAAGAAAGAACAACGAACAAGGGGGACAGCAAAGGAAGAACAAGGGTACACCAAACACCTCTTGATTCTTTGACACACAAAGGAAAACCCCAAGAAATTCCCCAAGGGGGTCTCCCAAAGAATCCCCATAACCCCATGATTTCTAAGAAAATTCCATATAATTTCTACATAATTAATTCCCCTTGTTAATCAATGAGTTAGCTCTGCTCTAAAGGAGAGACCTTGAGGATGCCAAATGGATAATAATAAGAAGTTACTACTTGCAAAAGAAGTACTCAAAAGAAAGAAACTTAAAGAATATAGAGAGAACTTTGAATTATTTGCTAATGAGCAGATAAAAATTCTACCTAAAGATGCCTCTAAAGGTTTCATTCCTTTTGAGTTAAATATAGCACAAAGGATTGTTAATGAAAAGATTGAAGAACAAAGGAAGTCTACTGGAAAAGTTAGGGCTATTGTACTCAAGGCTCGTCAACAAGGTTTATCTACATACACCACTGCTAGAGTATTCTGGAAATCTTACTTCAATGCTTATAACAAGTCAGTAGTAATGGCTCATGATTCAGCTACTTCTGATGCTCTATTCACAATGAGTAGAAATACAATCCAGTATATGGCTGATGACTTCAGACCTTCATTTAAGAAATCCAATGCTAAAGAAATTATGTTTGAACATAATGACTCAGGATATAGATTATATACTGCTGGATCTCCTGAAGCTGGTAGAGGAACAACACCAACAATAGCACATCTTTCGGAAGTAGCCTTCTGGACTCATGATGAGAAAATACTAGCTGGATTATTCCAAGGTATTTCTGAATCTGAAGGTACAGAGGTAATCCTTGAGAGTACTGCTAATGGTGTAGGTAATGCCTTCCATCGATTATGGTTAGGAGCAGTAAGAGGAGAGAATGAATACATAGCGATATTCATACCATGGTTTTTAACTCCAGAATATACTAGGGAAGCCCCTGTAGATTTTAAGTTAGAACCTGAAGAAGAAATATTAAAAGAAAAATTTAATTTAAGTAATGGTCAGTTATACTGGAGGAGACTAAAGATCTCTGAATCTGGTTCTGATAAGTTTAGACAAGAATACCCTGCCACACCTGAGGAAGCGTTTATTGTCAGCGGTAGCAATGTCTTTGATATAGAGAAATTAAACAGTCTAGTACCACAGCCAATACTGGCTACGAGGGAGTTCGACTACGAGTCATGTCTCTTTGAAGATGTTCCAAGGGGTTCCTTGGAAATATATAAATATCCCACATTTGAGGATACTTTTGCTATAGCAGCTGACGTTAGTCTAGGTGTAGGTCAGGATTATTCCTGTGCAATAGTTCTCAATAAAGAAAGAGAAGTATGTGCAGTATATAGAAATAATACAATAGATCCTAGTAAATTTGGAGATTTATTATTTTATCTAGGAAGATATTATAATAATGCTCTTGTTGCAGTAGAATCTAATTCAATGGGTATAGCTACTTTAAATAGATTAAAACAAATGAATTATCAAAATCTATATCATCAAACTAAGATTGCTAATGTTTCTGAAGAAGAAGGAGCAAGGTTAGGATGGAGAACTACTTCTCAAAGTAAACCTATGATTATAGGATATCTCAAGAATGCTATTGAGGCAGAGGAAATATGGATACCTTCAAGGGTTATCATCGGTGAATTAATGAATTATATTGCTGATGAAAATGGAAGGACTAATGCCATAGCAGGACATCATGATGATACTGTAATAGCTCTAGCTATTTGTCTAGAAGTATTAAGGACTCATGCTCATAAATTAACAAATACCAGAATACCTTGGAGTCAACAAATAGGTAACTATGGATATCAAGAGAAAGGACAATGGCTATAATGACTACAGCAAATAAACCAATGTCTAAAGAAGAAAAAGAAAGTCTGAAGAAACTAATTAAACCACGTAAAGAGGTTAAGATAGTTAATAAGGAAGATAAAAAGATTTCTAAAGGTGAGTTTAAAAACCTTATTGTTAGAAGTTAGAATTTCCCCTTGTGTCCTCAGATGCTGTCCACTCGTGTCTGGGAAGTAAGAAGTGGAAATAATTTTATAGGGAGTTAATATGGAAGATGACAGTCAATTAATATCAGATTATACTGCTTGGCTACAACAACAACCAGAAGCTCCTGCTTTTCAATCTAAAGAAGAAAATATTTTAGGACCACTAAGTAATGTTAAAGTAGGTAATCTCTATGGAGAACAAATACCTAAAGGATATGTTGCTGGTGGACAACTAGCATATAATCAAGCTATGGAAAATGGAGGAGTATTAACTCCTTCCGTTAATCTGCAAAGAACATCTATAAATAGTCCTAATTTTTCTCTACAGAAAAATGATATTATGGGTGGTGGATTAAACTATAGTGGAAATAATTATAGTATAGGTGCAAGATATGATAAAATGGGAAGACCTATACAAAGTGGTGGTAATATGAACCCAGATGGTTATAATTATAACTCTGGTATTACTAACCCAAATAAAGATCCTATAGAAGGTGGAATGAAAAATTTATTCCAAGTGTATTACAATAAGCAATTCTAAGGTCTTGTGACCATGATAGATAGACAGATAAACCTGAGGGGTTACAATGCCAACAATAAAAAATTTAGTAAAGAATGAAAAAGTAGAAGATGAAGAATTATTAGCTATGATTGAGCAGGGTGTAATGAACTCTGTTGGAGATTTCCTAAATAGTTCATCTCTTGCAAAAGAAAGACAGAAGGCTACTGGAAAAGTTAGGGCTATTGTACTCAAGGCTCGTCAACAAGGTTTATCTACATACACCACTGCTAGAGTATTCTGGAAATCTTACTTCAATGCTTATAACAAGTCAGTAGTAATGGC